TGGTTTCCAATAACAAACTTCTTACCTGGGGCAATTTCAATATTTTCTGAGAATGTCCAATACTTATCTGTTCTGCTGTGATCATACAGAATAGTTTTGTTTGTGGCGCCCTTTAGAATAATTCCACCACCATCAGCTCCAAGATCTGTAGGACCAGTTGCTTCAAATGTTGCTGATCCAGTAGAACCAGAGACAGCGTTAGAAAGAACAGCTGTGTTACCAGCAATCGATACGATATAAGTGTCGCCAGGAACAGAAATACCACCAGTTAATGATGTAATAGTCATACCAGGAATTAACCCAGAAGTTGGTGTTACTCCAGTAATTGTTGTTTGTCCATTTTGTACAGAGGCATCAAACGTTGTAGTTACTACAGCAGCAAGTTCAATATTTTTATCGTCAATAGAAATGGTATTAGAATTAATGCTTGTTACTGTTCCATTAACAGTCAATTGTCCATCAATAATAGTATCGCCATTAACTCTAAAATCATTTGGAACAGTTACGTTAAAAGAACTATCACCACGAATCCATGCTTCAGTTCCAGAAGCAATTACTAACTGTCTATCCCCAGTAGCACTTGGAGGAACGTAAGTAGCATTGGTTGAGTTTTCATCTGGCGAAGCACCAATTAGAACGTTTCCACTTCCAAGTAATCCATAACCAGCAAAGTGACCGATACAAACGTTGTAATTTCCAGAGATGTTTGATTCTAGAGCACTGTTACCAACTGCTACGTTACCATCACCATCTTGTACAGATAGTTGTGTATCTTTACCAACAGCGACGTTATTGAATCCAGTGGAACATGCTCGTAAAGTTCTATATCCATATGAGGTATTAGAAGCTCCAGAAGTAACGCTCAATCCTGCTTCATAACCCATAACGGTATTCTGAGAACCAGTGGCATTATTTTCTAAAGCAGAAAAACCAACTCTAGTATTTGTATTAATTTCTCCGCCGCCCCTACCAATCTTCATTGGAGCTCCACCACCTCCACGAATAACAATATCAGCATTGGCGAAGTTAGTTGTGCCATTTACCGTGAAGGTATCCCCGACAATTGTATTAACAGTAAAGTTTTTGGCAACTGTTAATGAGTTGTTGATTGTTGTAGTTCCTGTAGAAGCGGCAAAAGTTAAAGCGGTAGCGGCACCAAAAGCATTAACAGATGTTGCCGAGGTATTGAATACAGAAAAACTACTACTGTTTGTAGTAACGCTAGTATTAAACTGTGGACTGGAAGAAAATACAAGAACACCAGTTCCTGTACTATCAGAAACAACACCTCTTAGTTGAGTAGAAGTTGTAGTGGCAAACGTAGCAAGTGTATTTGAAGAGTATGCTACAACTGCTCCAGCTCCACCACCAGTACCAAAATTAATTGTAGAACCATCAGTTCCATTAAAAATTAAAGTGTTGTTGATAGTTAATGTTTTGAGATCTGCAATAGTAAAAGTAGAACTAGCAGTGGATGATATTGTTAATCCATTAATTGTAGTCGCTGTAGCATTTCCTAGAGTTGGGTTAGTTAAAGTTGGTGATGTTAATGTTTTGTTTGTTAATGTTTGAGATTCAGTTTCGGTTACAAATCTACGAGCAATTGAACCATCATATGATCTCCAATATGCTCCAGCTTCATACCACTCAAGTCTATTAAATCCAGTTACAGTTCCAGAAGAGTTTGTGGTTCTATTAACCTGAATGCCAGCATCAGTTCCAGTAAGACTATTACCTCTCCTTAGTTCAACAATATTATCGGCAACAGATAATGTAGTTGTTTCAATAACTGTATTTGTTCCAGTTACGTTGAAGTTACCATTAATTGTAACTGTCGTACCATCGTCAGTAATAATACTGTTTGCTATTTGGTTGTTAGCATTGTCCCATTTAATGACCCTATTATCAATTAAGTTAGCAGCATTTTTAATAGAATATTCAGTACCACCAGTAAGTGTTAATCCTTCTCCAGCAGTTAGAGAGGCGCCAGTATCAGTATTAAGTGAACTAATTTCAATAGTTGTTACTCCACCCGTAGATGATTGTGAAATACTAGCAGCACCAGAAGCAATAAATCTAAAATTACCAGCAGCAAGAGGATTTGTTGGTCCAGATGCTAATTGTGTGACAGTATTTGTATCCGTACTAGTAATAGTAATAGTATTTGAACTTTGTGAAACTGTTACATTGGTTCCTCCTTGAATTGTTACATCCCCAGTAACTAGAGATCCAGATCCTCCACCTTTCAGTCTGGTTACAGTATCAGTTGAAGATACTGTAATTGTTGGTTTGCTATCTACATCAACTCCTTGTGTGAGTGTTGTAGCTCCACTTTGAAGAAATGTAAAATCTCCAGGAGCAAATGCCTGCCCAGTACCAGCACGAAGTCTGGTAATGGTATCATTATCTACAGTATTAATTGTAATTGTTTTTGTTCCAGCATCTTGTGATACGGTAGATGCTCCAGTAGCAGCAATAGTAATCGCACCAGATTGTGCTGTACCACCAGTTGCTGATTGAATTGTAGTTACAGTGTTGTTATCAACAACATGCCCAGAGATTGTAAGTGTGTCGTCAGTTCTATCTAAAAATAAAGATAAAGCATTTGACCCAGTTGGAACCGTTGCTGGTGTTGCTACAGCAATAGTCACATCATCAGTAACACCAGATCCAGTTCCAGCAGAAGTTAAACGAATTCTTTTTTGTGTAGCAGATAATCCATCAGTAGCTGAAATAGAATAAGTTGTATTATTATCAGGAGTTGTTACTGATCCTCCAAGTGGTACGGTAACACCATTAACAGTAATACCAGCATTAACTAAAGCACTATTTGGAATATTGGTAAAGATGTTTGTACTACCAGACAGAGAACAACTTTCTAATGTTTTGTTTGTTAATGTTTGAGATTGGGTTAGGTACACATTACCAGGATTGTCCCAAACTAAACTAGATCCAGTACTTTTTAAGTATTGTCCGCTAGTTCCAGTGCTTCCGTTGATGGCAATGCCGTTGCCAGTTAAATCTAGGTTGTCCCCAGAAACCATCTCTTCAATCTTTCGAGAGGTTTCATTAACAATTAATGGAAAACGGTCTGCCATTACACTAAGTTGCTGGTATTTCTTCGTTCAACTATTTATAGGGATCGTATTTATATGACTGGAACCTTCTCCTATGCCAATTTAGAATCTGGCACAACTGAGTATTTATACTCCTTTTTTTGGCTTGACAGATCTGATGTGTCCTGCTATACTAAATAAGTAAACAAATGTTACGAATTCCTCATAATTCTTAACATTTGTTCTTAACATACATTCCCCCAATTACTCGGAGTATTATCTATGGTCGCTTCAATTGCCCAACGTCGGCAAGAAAGCACTTGGGAACAGTTTTGTAGTTGGATCACCAGCACAGACAACCGTCTTTATGTCGGTTGGTTTGGCACCCTGATGATCCCCACTCTCCTGGCTGCTACTATCTGTTTCATCGTTGCTTTTATTGCTGCTCCCCCTGTCGATATCGACGGTATCCGTGAACCTGTTGCTGGTTCATTGATGTATGGCAACAACATCATTTCTGGTGCTGTTGTTCCATCAAGCAACGCTATCGGTCTTCACTTTTATCCCATCTGGGAAGCAAATTCACTTGATGAATGGCTATATAACGGTGGACCATTCCAATTGGTCGTATTCCATTTTCTAATTGGTATCTATGCCTACATGGGTCGTGAATGGGAACTGTCTTACAGATTGGGCATGCGTCCTTGGATTTGTGTTGCCTACTCTGCACCCGTTGCTGCTGCTTCTGCAGTGTTCCTGGTCTATCCCTTTGGTCAAGGATCCTTCAGTGACGCAATGCCTCTTGGGATTTCGGGAACTTTCAACTACATGCTTGTTTTCCAGGCAGAACACAACATTCTTATGCACCCTTTCCATATGTTGGGAGTTGCTGGTGTCTTCGGTGGTTCTCTTTTCTCTGCTATGCACGGATCTCTTGTCACCTCTAGTCTTGTTCGTGAGACTACAGAAAACGAGTCACAGAACTATGGGTACAAGTTTGGACAAGAAGAAGAGACCTACAACATTGTAGCTGCTCATGGTTACTTCGGTCGCCTGATCTTCCAGTACGCCTCGTTCAACAATTCCCGTTCGCTCCACTTCTTCCTCGCTGCTTGGCCTGTTGTTGGTATCTGGTTTACTGCTCTTGGTGTTAGCACCATGGCATTCAACCTGAATGGTTTCAACTTTAACCAGTCTATTCAGGATAGTCGGGGTCATGTGATCAACACTTGGGCAGACATCCTCAATCGTGGTGGTCTTGGTATGGAAGTAATGCACGAGCGTAATGCTCATAACTTCCCTCTCGATCTTGCTGCTTCTGATAGCACTTCTGTTGCTCTCACTGCTCCAGCAATTGGTTGATAATTAAGATCTCTTAATTAACTTTAAACCCTGACGAAAGTCGGGGTTTTTTATTGTAAAATTTATAGATAGTTGTATACTAATGCCGTAGAATGATCACAGAAGAAGATTTACAAAAATTACAAGAGAGAGTCTTACGACAAAAAATGGATGAGCTATTTGAAGAACCATCTACTTACGAGGACGAAGATGATCACCCAGATTAAACCAGCAAATTGGCAAAAACGTGATGAATTGTGGCAAAGAAGACATTTTCTTTTATCATCTTTTGTGAGAAATAATATAACAATTACATCTAGAGTCTATGAGTTTATTGATGATTTGATTAAGAACAATTATCAACCGCCATTAGATAGTTTGACTTCGGTTGATACAGAATTAAAAAATCTCTACGAGGAATATGCTTAATACTTTAATTAAAGCAGCAATTATGTTTGGGATTATTGGTTACTTTATGTACTGGGGATTGACACATGCTTATCCCGTGCTATAATGTGTGAAAGACGACATTTAGTATGGACATTAAAATTTATACTTTGACTGGTTGCCATTATTGTGTAAAGATAAAGGAGCTACTTAAGAGATCTAATCTGGAGTATACAGAACAATTATTAGATAGAGATTTCACTAGAGAAGAATTCAAACAAAAGTTTCCTTCTGCTACTGGATATCCCATCATGACGATTGATGAGCAATATATTGGTGGTGTAACAGAAGCAGTAAAGTATTTTGTAGAAAAAGGTTTGGTATCTTCGAAGAGATCATGAGTAATGATTTGGAGATAAATAAAGGTGTAGAGCTCATGCTCAGGAGGGATAAAAAGGAACCAGAACCTAAGGGTTTCAGATTAAGTAAAACACTTTCCTTCCTAAAAAGAACATTCAATTTCAAATTGGAGATAACTTGGGGAGGAAAATAATTTTCCTAGGAGTACTATTATGTCAACCCCAGTAATTCTTTTTTTCTCAACACTAATCACTGGTTTATTTTTTATCGTTGGCATAACAATAGGTTGGACGGCGAATGATTTCTTTTATAATGTTCTCTCTCCAGATGATAACTATCTACATCCAGAAATGTATGATGAAGATGGTATCGTTATAAACGAAGAACTATTATCGGTGAGATTTGTTGAAGAAGATGAAGAAGAATACGAAGACTAAATACATTTACTGTACATTATCCCTTTATAATAATTCAAAATGAAACTATTAATTTCTGAAGTGCTACAAAAAGTAAGTAATGCCAAAACAAAGGCAGAAAAAATTAAACTTTTACACGAGCACAATACCCCAGCACTAAGATCAATTCTTATCGTCAATTTTGATGATAGTGTTGTTTCTATGCTTCCCGCTGGAGAGGTTCCATTTGTTCCTAATGATGCTCCAGCTGGAACAGATCATACAGTTCTTGAACAAGAGTATCGTAAACTGTATCTGTTCTTTAAGGGTGGATCTAATTCGCTACAACAATCAAAGAGAGAATCTTTGTTTATTCAAATGCTAGAAGGTCTTCATGAAAGTGAAGCAAATGTTCTTGTTCTAGCAAAGGATAAACTTCTTGGAAAGAAATACAAAATTACTAAAGCCTGTGTAGAAGAAGCTTTCCCACAGATTCAATGGGGAGGTCGTAGTTGAGCATTAAAATTTTACATCAAAACTGTGATCCATCATTGGCAGATGATAGAACACTGCCATATAATACATATATTGTTACATACTACGATGACAAAGAACCTAGTTACGATATTGTGATTAGTGATAAGAAAGTTGATATGTTTGATTATTATTGGGATAAATATAGGGAAGGATTAGTGGGCTGGAAACAAACAGAAGGTCGTGTCAATCCTAAATTGTGGAGTAATTCATCTAAGAAGAAAAAATAATGGCAGGCAGCACTAAAAATACTTTTTGTATTCAATACTGGAAAATTACAGAACCCCAGCATCCAAAAGTTCTCCGTCGTATTAACAAGAACGGTGTTCCTATTTCTACTACATTTTACAATGAAGTATATTTTTATAGAGATGCTGCCGAAGCAATGGATGATTGTAGATTTTTAATGGAGCGTGGATATGATATTAAAATACGGAAGTGTAATCGATTAAAAGAAAACTTATTTTGGTTGGTATAATGCTTGGAGAACATTATCTACTCGATCTTTATAACTGTGATAGTAATACTTTGAATGATGAAAATTATTTGAAGCAACTATTAGAAGAAGCAGCAAAAATTGCTGGAGCTACTTTACTAAAAACAGAATCTCATAAGTTCGAACCTTGTGGAGTAACAGCATTTTGTTTGCTGGCAGAGAGTCATATAAGTATTCATACTTGGCCAGAGAAAGGACAAGCAGCAGTAGATGTGTTCACCTGTGGCAATTGTAGCTCAGAACTTGCTGGAGAGTTTATTGCTGAGGGTGTAAAAGGATATGGAAGAAGTAAACAACTTATCGTGAGACGTTGAAATTTTGTAAAAACTGTATCTTATTTTACAAAATATCTGTTATAATTATTAGTACGTTCATCCCATTGGGACGGAAGTAAGCCGACTCGGAACGGATCGTTCATTCGCTATTCGGAAATAGCGAACGCAAAAGCCGACTGAAGGAACGCTCTTTAACCTAAACCACTAAGGAGAACCCTAATGTCACAAGCAACTTATCGTGGTATCAAATACGATACTGAAATTAATAAAGAACAAATTGTAGCAAATTGGCTTCCAATCATCCGTAAACAAATGGAAAAGGAAAAGAAGCTTCAAGAAGCACAATACCATATGGCAACAAGATATTGATTTGAAAGGAGGGTTGACACCCTCCTTTTTTCATAGTAAAATGTTATGAGTCGAACAAAAGTATGACACAAACACCACAGAATCTTAAACAATACATTCGTTGGTTACAAAATGCTGTCGATAAAAGTCATTTGTATGACAACGAAGAGTATGCTAAAATAAAAAAGGAACTCTATCAAGCTAAAAAACTCCGTCAACTAGTACAAACACGTAATAAATCAGCATATGGATTTGGATACAAATTTGAAGAACTCCCCCGTCCGACTAATATCAGTGACTCCCGAAGCGGAGAAGATGATGGGGTATGTAGCGAGAGTGAGCAACCCATCGAATCAGGAGAATCCTAACGTCGCTGGCCTGCTCAAGTATTGCATCAAGCATAATCATTGGTCAGTATTTGAGCAGGCACACATGACGTTGGAGATTGAAACCAGTCGTGGTATTGCAGCACAGATTCTGAGGCATCGTTCGTTTACATTCCAAGAGTTTTCACAACGCTATGCTGATACAAATCTGATCACTGAGAATATTCCTGTTCCCGATCTTCGTCGCCAGGATACCAAGAACCGTCAGAATTCTACTGATGATCTTGGAGACTATGTGAAACTGAAGTTTCAGACCGAGATTGCTGAGCACTTCACCGCTGCCAACAATCTCTACAAGCGCCTCTTGGAGATGGGAGTTGCCAAGGAGTGTGCCAGATTCGTTCTTCCATTGGCAACACCAACTAGAATCTACATGACAGGATCTGTTCGTTCGTGGATCCACTATATAGAATTGAGAAGTGCCAATGGCACCCAGAAAGAACACATGGATATTGCTAAAGAATGTCAATGTATTTTTGCTGGTCAATTTCCTACTTGTGCTGAAGCTTTGGGGTGGACATAATGCCTACATATCCTGTTAAACATAAAGAGACTGGCGAAACAAAAGAACTCTACATGTCCATGGTAGAGTATGATAAGTGGAGAAAAGACAATCCCGATTGGGATAAAGACTGGACTGCTGGTGTTGCTGGTGTCGGAGAAGTTGGAGATTGGAGAAACAAAATGGACAAAACCCACCCAGGATGGGGAGAAATAATGAAAAACGTTTCTAAATTGCCTGGTTCAACAGTGGAGTGGTAAATGACAAGATCTCGTAGTAAAAAAGCACCTGGCGCAAGAATGTCTTCTCGCCAAATGAAAAGAAACAAGCCTATTAGTCAGGATTATCTCCTGAATATTGAACCTCTAACAGATAACCAACGTGTTATGTTTGAAGAGTATGGCAAAGGTAAAAATATTTTTGCCTATGGTTGTGCTGGTACAGGTAAAACTTTCGTTGCTCTTTATCTAGCACTCAAAGATGTTCTTGACGAATACAGTCCTTATCAAAAGGTCTATATTGTTCGTTCTTTGGTTGCTACTAGAGAGATCGGATTCCTTCCTGGAACACATGAAGATAAAGCAGACATATATCAAATTCCATATAAGAATATGGTAAAATATATGTTTGAGATGCCAGACGATAACAGCTTTGAGATGCTTTATGAAAATCTTAAAGCACAAGAAACTATTTCTTTCTGGTCAACATCGTTCCTTCGTGGAACTACACTTGACAACTCTATTGTTATCGTAGATGAATGTCAAAACTTGAACTTCCACGAGCTTGATTCTATTATCACTCGTTGTGGTCAAGACACCAAGATTATTTTCTGTGGAGATGCTAGACAGTCTGATTTACAGAGAACAAATGAGCGAACAGGTATCATTGACTTTATGAAAATTCTTCAGAATATGCCTGAAGATTTCACTTCAATTGAATATGGTATCCAAGATATTGTACGCTCTGGACTTGTTAAGAACTATCTAATTGCCAAATTGAATTTAGGATTTTAATGAAAATTTTTCAACATGTTGATGTGATCACTCCAATAGAACTAAACACGGTTACTATTGATGAGAAAAGATATTACGTTACTCCTACTGGCAATAAACACAAGTCAGTTACTACAGTAATTAGTAACAATCCAACCAAGAGGAAAGTAATTTCTGAATGGCGACAGCGGATTGGTGTAGAAAAAGCACAAAACATTTCTAACCGATCCACCAACCGCGGCAATAAGTATCACAAACTTGTTGAAAATTATTTAAATAATGAACATGATCCCGATTTATACAAGGACACTCCTCTTGTGTGGATGATGTTCAATTGCTCCCGAAAAATTCTTGATAATATAAATAATATATACCTTCAAGAAGCAGCATTATATTCCGATTTTCTACGTATCGCTGGTCGTGTGGATTGTATAGCAGAATATAATGGTAAGTTATCGATCATCGATTTCAAAACATCTGCTCAAGAAAAGAAAGAGTCTTATTTGTATGATTATTACGTTCAAGAAACAGCATACGCTTGTATGTTCCAAGAACTTTATAATCTGACGGTAGAACAATTAGTTACGATTATTGCTTGTGAATCTGGCGATACTCAAGTAAGTATTGTCCCTCCTAAAAAAGAATACTTTATTAAGTTACAAGAATATATTCGGGAGTACGAACAAACTTATGAAAGAGACATTAGAGGATAAATTTATGACAGCAGCTAAGTTTTCCCATGACGTGGAAAAAATAGCACATGACAATTCAATGAATTATATTGATGCCATTGTGTTTTATTGTGAAACAAACGATATTGAAATAGAATCTGTGCCTAAACTTATTAGTAAACCTTTGAAAGAAAAACTAAAGTTTGATGCTCAGAAACTAAATTATATTAAGAAAACAAGTCGTGCCAAATTGTTATTAGTATGAGTAATTTTTTTCAATCCGAAATGGTACGTGGAGATCTCCAAGAAATTATGGAGCTCCAACGTTATTGTTTCCAAGCGGCACATGCTTTTCCTGTTCTATCTTCAGAAAAGAAGATGGAATACTTTAATGTCATGGAAGAGTTGTTAGAAAAACAAAAAATCTTTAATGCTCGCTTGAAACTAAGTGATGATCAAGAAGCACAGGAAGTAGCAGAGAGCATGAAAATGGCTGCTGTTATGCTAGGTGCTGATCCAAATAAAAGAGTAGATCAAATATTTGACGATCTTCTAGAAAAAATTCGTGTCATGAAATCCAAACTAGAAACTGGCACAGGGGATTGACATCCGCTCCTGTGCCCTGTTATTATGAGTAAGTGATTGGATGTCACATCAAACTAATCCAACGTAATCCGAGGTAATCCGAATGTCATTTGCTGATCTTAAGCGCAAGTCCCAGACCAACTTTGAGTTCCTTCAGAAAGAACTTGAGAAGTCCAGCACCGAGGGAGGTGGTGCCGACGAACGTCTCTGGAAGCCCGAACTTGACGCTTCTGGTAACGGTTATGCCGTTATCCGTTTCCTGCCCGCTCCTGAAGGGGAGACGGTGCCCTGGGCGAAAGTCTATTCTCATGCTTTCCAAGGTCCTGGTGGGTGGTTTATTGAGAACTGCCTGACCACCAAAGGTGATAAGTGTCCTGTTTGTGTCCATAACAATGGACTTTGGAACAGCGGTCACGAGAGTGATAAAGAAGTTGCTCGTAAGCAGAAACGTAAACTGTCTTACTACAGCAACATCTATGTTGTGAAAGATAGCAAGCATCCCGAAGCTGAGGGCAAAGTGTTCCTCTATCGCTACGGCAAAAAGATCTTTGATAAGATCATGGCAGCGATGCAACCTGAGTTCCAAGATGAAACTCCCATGAATCCTTTCGATATGTGGGAAGGTTCTAACTTCAAACTGAAGATCAAGACCGTTGCTGGTTATTGGAACTACGACAGTTCTGAATTTGATCGCCCCTCTGCTCTCTCGGCAGATGATGATGAACTGGAACAAGTTTGGAAGCAAGCTTACAGTCTGGAAGCATACACTGCTGATAGTGAATTCAAGTCCTATGACGAACTTGATACTCGCCTGAATGCTGTTCTCAACAGCACTGCTCCTCGTGCTGCTGTACGAGAGCAAGAAGAGGAAGAGTTTGAACCAGTTGCTTCTTCATCTTCTTCTAGTTTTAGGGAGTCGATGCAGTCTAGCACTGATGATGACGATGCTCTTAGTTACTTCGCTCGTCTTGCTGAGGAAGACTGAATTACATGGGGGACTACGGTCCCCCTTTTTTATACTCCAGTTTTTTTCAACTGAGCACTAACAAAATCAGAAGATTTTTTATACAGTGCTGCCTTTCTGAAATCTTCAACAATAGTTTCTAAGTAAGATGGTTTCAGTAGATAGATTTCTCTTTTCTTTTCATTCTCTGTAGTTTCATATTCAAATTCAGTGACTGGTCTAGCGAGAACATTGCCAGCTACTTCTTCTACAGATGATCCATTCCAGAATTGATACCCAGACTGTACTTTTCTATACCAAGCACTGTTTATTCTGGTCCAGATAACGTTATCAATTACATAATTATTAGCATCAATTTGATTCCATTCAAAATCTAAAGGTCTTTCTACTGGTATAGTGCCGACAAATTGAATTGCTTGAATACCATAGTTATCATTATCAACACCAGTATTGCTTGGTTGATATAATCTAAACTCTGTAGAAGATGTTTTCGCCGCATTTGGCAAATTAACGGTGAATCTAAATGGTTCTGAATCTTTTCTACCGTATTGAATTCCAGAGTCATCTTGAAGTAAAGAAGAAACTTGAATAGTTATATTTGATACTGAAGTTTGAATACCACCAGAAATAATGTAACCATTTCCAATGTCTTGATTTCTTATAATGTATGATCCCAAATCAATTTCATATCCTCTATCAACCAATGTGATACTATCAACACCACCAGAACTGTTAACAATAACATTTGCTCTCATTGTTGTTGGTGTTACTAAATCAGTTTCGTAAATAATAACGTTATTATAAGTTCCTGGTATTCTGCCAGGTCCTCCTTCTCCATCTGGACCAACAGCAACAACGGAATATAAAATTTGTTGTGCCATTTTGACTGGAATAATCATCTCAATTTCTGTCCAAGGATCGGACGGATCATTACGATAATCCAATCTCAAAAATTCGTTAGGAAGATCTGGAAACTCACCACCATTACCATCAGTTCCAAACTTGGCATATATAACAACTTTATTATAGTAAGTAGTTTCAATTGGTCTAAACGTGGCGTAACGTGCTATTCCAGAGTTGCCTCTAAAACGTAGATAACCAGTGGCATATAGATTGTTTTTGATTGGTGGGTATGGAATGGCAAAACCACTGTTTGTGCCTATACCACTACCATAGTTTTCTACAGTAGCTCCGCTGGATTCTAATATAAAATAATCATCAATAGAAAATATATAATCAGTTGAGTATGGTAAGTTATCTACAACTGGAGAAAGATTTGGAAGAGTATCTAGTACATAATCCACTTCACCATTGTAGAAAGCTTCATCAACCCATGTACCACCAGGAATGATTATTTTGCCAAATAGTTCTTCTTGTTCTTCGTTACTAATGATTTCGTAGTGATGAATATCATAGTATGGATTGTCATATCTACTTTCAATATGTCTTCTCAACTCTGCTTCTGACATTGGAAGATCGAAAAGCGGGTTAATCATATTGTTTGTCAAAGCAATTACCCAATCATAAAAAGGACTGCCATAAGCTGCTTCTGCTATTAGATCTAAACGTTGCCCGTCTTCCACAGCATACTTATTGAAAAATACTGTATTAGAAAATGCTGTATCAGCAATTTTAAAACGTCTAAAGAAATTTTTTGCTACAACATAATCAGATTCCGAAAACGGATAGCTGATTGGTTTAGCATCATATTTAATAGATGGTAAAAAATTAAAGTACATTAGTATGAAGGTCCGTTTGGAAGAATATCTTGAGAGTAAACCAGTTTTGTTTCTGTGAAGTTTAATGAAAGTTCTGTGGCAACAGGAGATCCTTCTCTATATGTAGCATAACTGCCGTCGGGTGTGTAGTTTACATCAACACCAGTTATAGCACATACTTTAAATTGAGGAAGGTATGGGTGTAATGTTGTCCCTTTCATAAATTGAACCTGACAGAGACCAGGAACTCCAATGTAATTGGCATTACTTGTTTCTGGATCATCTTTAACAGCGTTTGGTGGAGTTGCTGGTGGAGAATCAGATTTAAATAAACTTTGTATTGCTCCTGTAATATCTGCTATTCCACCAGGACTTTTTCCTAAAGTGGGTAGCATTATTTTTTTAAAAGTATAGACAATATTTCTTATGTCCTTTGCTTCCTTATCATTCCTTGGAACTAGTTTAAATCTTAATGAGAATTGTCTCATTTGAAATCCAGTGAACATCAACTCAGTATTTGGATTCAAAATAACTCCCAGAGATCCTTGTAATATATCTTGAGTTGTTATATTTCCCCCACCAAGACCACCTGGAAGATTGTTAATAGCACCAGCAATAGCTTCTGCTCCAGCAGTTGGGACTGCTCCAGCAGTATTTTGTATTTGTTGAATAATTGCTTGAACAGTTCCGCCAACATTACCATTTAATGCACTACCACCACCACGTAAAGCTTGTGTGGCAACATTAGTAAATCCTTTACCACCCCAATCTGTTTGATATCCTGTGCTGACATCTTCTGGCATATACAAATAAATTGGGACAACTCCTTCATATGCAGAAAATTGCTGACCAGCTTGGTTATAAAGATTATATGCTGGAACACTGCTTATAGTTTTGCCATCTTTATTCGTGCTTGTAGTATCAGAACCGCTGCTAAATGGTCCTTTATACTTATAAAAAGTAAATTTGACATAATCTGTGTAATCGTCAAATATATTATTTGGATATGCTAATCTTCCTGCTGTTATTTTATTAGGAGATAATCCTAGTAAATTTAATGACTCTGCCATTTACTTTACCATCTCTTTGTCTGAACGTTTGCCATAACCTTCTATATTTCTATGACCTTTGATTTTATCGTAGAAGTTTTCATTGGTTTCTTCCCACACTAGTTCTTTATCGTATGGAAATACATGACCTTTGATATCTTTAACAAAGTCTTCAGTTGGTAATAGAATGGCTGTGTCCCATTCAACAAGAGCAAGATCGAGGTATAATCCTTCTACATGATTGCTGATATATTTATGGAAACATGTCTTGGGTAAATCTATTCTCCCTTCCATCAATTTTTTAACAGCTATGATTCTTTTCTTTGGATTTAAGTAGTGTAGGTTCACTCCAAAGAACTCATCTTTCATTGATTTGATTACATACACTAATGGAAACCTATCATAGTATGGTAACCATCTCATCTTAGCTTTGTATTCAAACATATAAAGATGCCCAGCAACAGGATATGTTCGCAGCATATTCTGATCTCTTTCTTCTGGAGATCCAGTGCGGTCGCTTCGTTCTGATGCTACAAACTTTGATATATCTTTTTTGTATGAAGAAGCTTCATTCTTCACAGCGGAACGATACCACGAAAAACTTTTCTTTTCTCCGCCAGTTTTTTCTGTTATTCTTTCAAACAACGTTTTATATCCTGGTTCTTTGTTAACTCTATTTTTTTGTATAGAAGAAAATCCTTGTGCCATTGTTATACTCCTAAGTGATCTTCGGTAAGGATCAAAAATTTCATCTGCCGATCCTCACAGAAGTCCTGGGCAGCATCCCATTTAGCACGGTTTTTAATATAAGTTAGAACTTCTCTTTTCCAAGCGGCAGTTTTTTTGTTTGGTTTTTCATTCGGTGGTTGTGTTTGTCTTTTGGGTTTTACTTCAACTAGGTACTTTCTTACTTCGCCAGTTCTTGATTTTATTTTAACATAAAAATCTGGATAATAGCGATGTATTTTACCATCAGTTGGGCAACGATATGGGATAATAACTTCCTCGCTGCCCCACTCTATGATACTATCATTATGATCACAAAAAAACATAAACTTTCTTTCCCACATTGAACGGTAGATAATCCTAGTAGGATTGCCTTTATACTTCTGTGGGTATGTTGGTTTATAAACTCCAGAGTATGACATAAATATAGTTAGACCAACTATTTGTATTTAGTGTGGCACCAAAGAAGACATCAACAAAAAGTTTAGCAAAATTCATGGAAATTATGGCTGCCCAGGGGGGTATGTCATATAGCAATAACTTTGATGTGGAGTTTCAATTCACTTCTACAAATGGTGATTTGTTGAACAGATTTAACAGCTTGAAACTAAATATGAAAAATTCTTCTTCTTCTTCTGATGAAGGATTGAATGTAAGTACTGCCTCTGTTTTGAAAGTCTTTTGTGAGGAAGCACAACTACCAAATGTACAAGCAGCAACTGGGCAAATAAATGGAAGAATGCTTGGGGAAGGTAACGTAAATTATGCTCACACTAAATTACACACAGATTTTCAACTAGGTTGGATGTGTGATGCCAACATGACACCATTGAAATTTCTTAATGCTTGGTACTCTTTTATTTTTGGTGAGTTTGATTCTGGTGGTATTGAAATTTTAGGATCAGCTGGTTCTACTGTAGCTCCTAGTTCAGCAACAACATTTAATAAAACTGGAGTTAGTTTGGACAAGATGAAGTCTGAAACAGGAACTTTATCTTCTAGAGACAAATCAATTAGATTAAGATATCCAGATGAATATCAATGTAATATTATTATCACTAAATCTGAACGAGGAAAAAATGCTCCTAATGGTAGACCATCGATGATGTATACAATGATTGATTGTTTTCCATATGCTATTGATGCTGTTCCTCTTGCTTATGGTGCCTCTCAAATAACCAAAGTAACAGCAAACTTTTATTATTCTAAGTATTCAATCGTATATAATGATATTCGTAAGATGGCTGGATAAATATTAACATATAGAATAGATTGTTATGTCTTCACCATTACCTACTTTGTCTGTGCCTACTTATGAGGTAGCACTACCATCAACAGGAAAGACAGTTAAATACAGACCATTCCTAGTAAAAGAAGAGAAGGTTTTACTTCTTGCTATGGAATCAGAAGATGAAAAGCAAATCGAATCTGCTGTTAGAGACATCTTAAAGAACTGTATTCAGACTAGAGGATTCAAAGTTGAGAGCCTAGCATCTTTTGATCTCGAATATTTGTTCCTGAAGATTAGATCTGTATCAGCAGGATCAGAAGTCAAAATGAAAGTAACTTGTCTCGATGACAACGAAACTCAGGTTACTGTTTCTATTGATCTTGATGAAGTTGAGGTAGAAAAACCAGAAGGTCATACTAATAAGATCATGATTCAAGATGATGTTGGTATGGTCATGAAGTATCCTGGTATGGATCAATTCATTCAAATCACTTTACTCAATAAAGATTTGTCAACAACAGAAGAATTGTTTACTTTGATTGCTAAGTGTGTTGATCAGATCTTTAGTGGCGAAGAAGTTTGGGAAGCATCTGACTTGAAACCTCAATACATTATTGATTTCCTAGATCAAATGACTCAGGAACAATTTGAAAAAGTACAGCAGTTCTTTGAGACAATGCCAGTACTCAGACATAGTTTTAAAGTAATAAATCCAAACACTGGAGTTGAATCGACCTACACGTTGGAGGGATTACAAAGTTTTTTCGGATAGGGATGTTCTATAATAACCTTGAGAATTATTATAGAACAAATTTCTCCCTCATGCAGCACCATAAATATAGCTTGACAGAGGTCGAGAATATGATGCCCTGGGAGAGAACTGTTTACATCTCTCTGTTGAACCAATGGATTAAGGAACAAGAAGAACAGAGGAAAGCAGCACAGAGATGATCCCTCAAAAGGCAATCAAAAAATTTAAAAACGATACTCATCGAGAAATCGTTGTTGGGATTTTACTTGCCTACGGATTCTTTCCTAGAACATCCGAGGGTATTGAAGAAGCAAAAAGATTTGTTGCTGGATTGACTGAATGGATTGCCCCATCTGATTTACCTAATTATTATAATGAGATTGAAAGTGATCTAATGACTGGCAGAGAAACTGCTGGCATTATGAATATTAGAATGATAATGCAGGAGTTTTATTTTGGCGGAGGTAATAAAGAATCGGAACAAGAAGAGATACCTGTTGAAGTAGAAATCGTTGAGGTTGAACAGAAGCAACCAGACGAACCTGTTGTTGTAACAATAGAAGCACCATTCGAAAATCCAGTATCACCTGGACTTCCACGTAGGATTAGATTACCACGTAGAAAGAATGTAATTAGAGTTCCTAGACAAAAGAAAAAAGATACTGCCGAGAGAATGGCAGATGCTTTTGATGCTAGGTTAGACGATCTTCTTGATACAATCAGAAATCCAGATCCAGGGTCAGCTCCACCTAGAGTAAGAAAAAAGAAACAGGTATTAGCAACCAAAACAAAAAAAGTATCTGCTAAGTTTGAAAATATAGATCCATACAAAGCAAAAACATTTACTGGGTTTTTAGGATTAAAGGTAAAGAAAGCATTTGGTAGAGCTGCCGAGGCAAGAAGGATTGCTAAGGAACAGGGTGCTGAGGAACAAGGTAGGGGTTATTTTTTAAAGAAGGCACTAGGATTTGAGTTTGGTGGTGATAAGTTATCAAGAATAAAAGGAACGTTTTCCAAGAGTCCTACTGCTGTAAATGATCCAGCTCTAAGTCCAGATCAAAGATTCCTTGCTGGCATTGCTTCTGATATTACACCACCTCCAGTAAAGCAGGGAGAACTATTCAACACCAAACAGTATGAAACTAAGACAGGTCTAACAAAATTCTTTGATGACAGTGTAAGTAGATTACAAAATTCATTTGCTAGAGTAGATAAGAAGTTTGCTGATCTTATTCAGATAAAGAGAAGTGTTTCTGATGATCGTAATCAATTACTAGGAATACAAAAGACTATTGATGGATTGAAGAATGCTTTAAGAAAAAATAATGATACTCAGTCTGATATTAATGACACAAAGACGAGACAACTAGAATTATTATTTGATATAGCAGATGCTGAACAGACAGCAGCTGCTGAATCTGGATTAGAAAAAGGTGAAGACTTAAGTACAACAGTAAAATATCAAGATCCTTATGGAAAACTTAAATCTATAGCAGCAGGGGCCACTGGGGGTGGACTATTAGATGGATTACTTGATTTCTTAGACCTCAAAGATTTAAAAAATGTGAAAAATCTTGGTCGTGGTGCTTTGAATGTAGGAAAGAATATTGGTCGTGGTGCTTTAAATTTAGGAAGAAATGCTGTAAGTGGTGTGAAAGGGTTTGTTTCTGGTGGTGCTGCTACAGCAGCTGCTATAGTTGCGGGAACTGGACTTGCTGCTTCTGGTGTTGGAGAAGGTTTCTTTCAACTGACAAAAAAAGGTGGAATTGGTGAGCAAGTTAGAGACTCCCTTAAACAAATGGGAGAAAAAAGATCTAAGCAAGATCCTATAGGAGGAATGATATTAGGAGGACTTGGGAATCTTGCTGGAGTATCAACCGAGGCAACTAAAACTACTGGTGTAGCACTTGATGCTATCGGTGCTCCGTTTAGATATGCTGTAGAAGCAATACGAAATCCTTTCTTAAACAAGGAAGATAAAGAAAAGCAAGCAAATAATCTTGCTAAATTTGATTCCAGAATAAGAGAGTTCTCTCGTGGGTGGATGAACCAAATAGATTTTCTTAATGTTATTTCTGATGAAAAGGGTGGGTTTGGAAACATCTATGGTAATGCTGAAGCACAATCACAGATGATGGAAAAAATGTCTGAAGGTGGCGTAGTTAAGTTTGCTGAAGGTGGAACAGTTAAGGCAATGATTGGTGAAGCTGGTCCCGAAATGCTATTAAGAAATGGTCAAGATGGTGGACTCAATCCATACCAATCATTAGCACCAATGATTATTGCTACTAGAGAGATTACAAAACGAGTTGGTAACTGGGCGGATCCTATAGAAAATTATGTTAAAAAAGTTACAGATCCTATTGCAAAGCAAATGAGATTATCGGTTGTTCCTTTATCAACTTCACTAGGAAAAACCGAACCGCCAAAAATTCAACAAGAAGATCCAAATAAAAAAGGTGGTATCCTCGAATTTTTGAAAGATCTTTTTAAAGGTAAAGATAGTAAGTCTAAGTCTGGTGGATCTGGTGGCACCCCTCCAGGACCACCACCAGGACCTGGATCGCCAGGTCAGTGGGGACCAATGTTAGATTTGATTTCTTCTGGTGAAGGAGGTTATGATTCTGTTAATCCTAGTTTGAAAAGACCAGAAATTCTCAGTATGAATTTAAATCAATTGTTAGCATTTCAAACACAATCGATTCGGCGTGATGGTGGATCAGCTGCTGTGGGAAGATATCAATTTATAAATCCAAAACTAGCATATGATTTAGCTGGTATTAGTCCAACGGAACCATTTACTCCAGCAAATCAAGATAAAATGGCAATTGCTTATCTAACTAAAAAAAGAGGGGGAGACGACTGGTTAGCAGGAAAAATTTCAACTAGAGAATATATTGAAGATCTTGCTCACGAATGGGGTGCCTTTAGAAGTTATAGCGGTTATGTTTTGCCAGGGAATAGTGGAAAAATAGGACCAGAAAAAATTGAAGCAGCTTTAAATAAGGTTAAATCTGGTGGTAATCCAGCAGCTGCTCCAGGGCAAACAGGTGTACCTTATTCTCCCATTGGACAACACCCACAAGGTATTCAACCAATTAATATTCCACCTTCTAGACCTCCAGTATTTCAACTTCCAGCGGCAAGTAATTCTAAACAAAATATAAGTCCTGTTGCTCTCCAACCTTTATCTGTACCTCCAGCGCCATCTTCTTCTGGCGGTGGTATTTTTATAATGCCAGGAGCATCGCCAATGCCAGCATCTGGATCTGGTCAGCAAGCATTTTCATTTTTACCACAGAGCAATAGACAACCAGAGTTATCACTCGAAAGT